GCAAGAATGGTCAACCACACCTAGTGTATATTTAATGTCCCCACTTGAAGTGGTTGGAGGCCTATTTTCAGCCCAGCTAGAGCATCATTAACTTTTTGACAGTTCCATCAGCGAAGGATAGGGAATTCGTGTCATTACAGGTAATACGCACGGGTATACGACCGGAAGGATCGAGAGACAGCATTCCTGCCGACTCCCAACCAGTCCCTGAGCTACTCTCATCGAGTTGTTGGCCCACAGTATCAAAGTACTGATTGGCTGTTCGGAAGTACAGTCGCTTTCCGGGGCCAATGGTATCACCGCTTGAGGTCTCGAGTGTCATGTTGGCATGCACACTCCCCAACACCGCTGTGTAGAGCGCATTAGGTTCAAGGTTCTTAGCCGCAGGGGTTTTGTCCTTGAATTGCATTCTATCATCAGAGATTGCATTGGTATTAGCAACCCAATTATTTTTAGCACCAATAGCGGTAATGTACTCGAGATCATTAGAGGAGATGTCTTCAACCTTGCCTTCCCCATAAGGATTGGGCATGATGAGTTCGATATCATATTCAATATCCACGTACCCCAATGTATCACCTATCCCAGCATCAGAACCAGAGACTACGAGCCATAAGAGCCCATAGGTACTAAATCTCTGGTCGAACGTCGGGGCAGAGTACATAGCGGGGCGCATGAACCCATTGTCGGGGGTTTTGAAATTGGGCATTCGTACAACACCGGGGCTGCTCAACGGAAACGACTTGGACATAGGCATTTCCATCATCTCCGAAAAGGATAGAGGGGATGATGCATCCAAGGGGTCGTAATCCGGTGCCATAGCAACAATACCAGGTTCTGTAGCAGCAAGAGCAGGCACAAAATGAAAAACCAGTTTGTGCACAAACCACTTCTCATATATTGCCATTTCAGTTCTGAGACGTGTTGGCATCTCAATTAAATTGATTGGAAAACAATATGGGGTGGTCTGGTTCCACACTTTAACGAACCTAGTTCTACCCTTAACCCTTCTCCTGAGATCGGGGCCAACTGGGGATGTTTGAATATTATTTCGAAGCGTGCGCGGTTGGGGCTGCGAAGCCCCACCCTTCTTATTATTTTTACGATTTTTAGCCATTAAGAAAAGATTATCTAGCTGGGCCGGCAGTCTACTCCACATTTAGGGCGTGGAGTATAAACTCCTCCACGTCCTGGGATTGGATGATCATATCGATTTGTTCAGCTGTGTGCGAATAAACTCTTTCCACGAATCCACTGCGCTCATCATATATGAACTCATGGGGCATTTCTTCGTAATCC